GAATATAAGTTAGAAGGCGATCTATTCGATGTGCCAGTTGCCCCAGAATGGCTACTGTCTCGCATGAAAGATCAGTACAAGAAGAATAATCAAGATGTTGATATTAAGTATGTTGATAACAGGTGGAGTAAACGTACCAAGGAAGAAAGAGTTGCTATTGTCAGTGGTTGCTTGAGTGTTATCGGACACAAAGGTCCTAACCAAGAACATTATTGGTGGGAAATAGGTGCGATGATAAATAATGAGCTACCAGGAATTGAAGGTTTAGAACTCTGGAGAGAGTGGTCTAAGAAAGATCCTGATTATGAACACTGTTGGGAAGATGGCGAAGATCCTTGTGCTGCTAGATGGTATGCAACATGGAGAAATGATGGTGCTAGATACAACATGGCTCACCTCATAGATTTAGCAGATAGGGTTGATCCAGATAGAAAGAGATTTAAACAGGTTGGGTTAGATAAGTTAATCGAAGATGTAGAGGCTATCCCACTTAGATACAGGGAAGAAGTGTTAGATGGTGAGGATCTCATTCAGCGGTACATGGATATTGACAATGATCCTAAGAATGAAAATCCCGCACTACATAACCAAGCGGTCCATAAATTAGCTATTGAGGCCAAGCGTGGTAATGCTGCTGAAATTGAGAGATTAGTTGATACCCACGAAATGTTCAATAGAACTAAGGGGCAGAAACCTTTGGCTATTGATGAGTTAGATGATACACCTTTTGAATATCTGATCCCAGGATTACTGCCTAAACCTTGGACTCTGCTAGTTCACGCAGATGGTGGTACAGGAAAGACCGCTATGTGCCAGACAGTTGCTAAACATATTGGACATGGAAAAGCGTTCAATGTTTATGGTGCTTTAGTTAACGTGCCAGCTGGTAAGGTTCTTTGGCTGAATGGGGATCAGAACGAGAGAATATTGCGTAGGCAGATGAAACTTATTGGGTGTGATAAGAATGTTCGAGTGGTTACTGAGTGGGATATGCAGTGGTATAGCAGATTTAAAAAGATGCAAAACAAATATGCTTATGATCTAGTAGTTATTGATAGTTTAGATGGCTGTAATGACAGTAACCCATACGAAGAAAACAGAAGGGAATATGCGTTACCTATTAAAAAACTTGTAAGAAGAAATGGTCAAGATTTTCCCGCTTGTTCAATAATTATTATCCACCACAACACTAAAGAAGGTAAGTTTAGAGGAACTACTGCAATTAAAAATGCTGTAGACGAGACATGGAATATGAAAAAGCTATCAATGAATGATGCTGCACAGATGGGTATTACAGCAAATAGCAGATTAGTTACCGTTGAGAAGTCCAGAGAGGACCGTGAAGGATTGAAGATGATATTTACCCTGCTACCTGACTACACATACTCTATAAGCCCTGCACCAGACAATACAGATGAAGTTAGGGTTGACACTCCAAGTAAACATACTTTGGATATATTGCGTTTGATGCGAACAGAAACTAAACCTTGGTGTGTTAAAGATTTAGTTGAGCACGATACAGTAGGTGGTATGCACAGAAAACGTGCCATAGTTTATAGCTTAAATAAATTAGAGGATCAGAAGTTAATTGAAGAAGTTGACGTACCAAAAACTAAAAGTAGAGGCGGTAGACCATCTAAATTTTATAAGGCAGTTGGAAAGGAATTACCTAAATCTTTTAGTTCCCTCCCGCGTGATATACCCCGAAATGATGTGTATAAACCTAATAATATAGATACTGGAACGGATTTGAACAACAATGATATTTGTAAAAACCCTAATTTTGTAAAAACCTCAGAAGATAGAGGAGGTTTATACAAAGAAGAGGTTAATACAAAACCGATTGTTGTTGAAAACTCTTCCACTGGAACGGAAGAGGGTTTATACACAGATGGTCGTGGGTATATAGAAGAAAACCAAAAATTTTGGGAGCAGTAGTAGTTGAATCAGCCCATAATAAATGTCACTATCTACGAAGAGAAAAATCCTACAGAAGATAGTCCTCTAGCTACTGTGCGTTACACAGAGTATTCAGACAAGTTAAGAAAAAAAGTACAAAAAGTAAATCAAGTTGAATATTATGATCCAGCGTATTTTCATAGTCAGGTATTACAGGCTGTAAGTTTTGGACTTGATGTTTCGATATGTACACGACTTAGTGTAAGTACCCTACAGAAAAAGTTAAGTTACTGGACAAAATAATCTATTGTGATACAATAATAGAGCATATTTATAGGTTCTTCCATGACCTCAACAATTACTAAACAGGAATATTCTGTCTATTACGGAATATCAGAATTAAAAAGATTACAGACTGCTCACAGTCTCGCGTTTGATACAGAAACATTACAGCTACAACCAGAAGAAGGTAAGCTCCGACTAATTCAGTTGGGGTCTTTTTCTTCTCGTACCATAGTGGTTATTGACTGCTTTGAGTTAGAGCGTAGCGATTGGAATTATTTAGAAGAATTTTTCAGTAGTACCAATAGATATTGGCTGGCACACAACGCAGTGTTTGACCTAGGTTGGTTACAGGAACACGGCATATATCCTGAAGGATTTGTTCGTTGCAGTATGTTAGCCAGTAGATTACTTACTAATGGTATTCCGCAGACTAAGCATGGTCTTGATGCACTAGCTAAAAGACAGCTTGATATGAACATATCTAAAGAACAGCAGAAGTCTGATTGGGGTGCTGAAACTTTATCCAAAGAACAGTTAATCTATGCTGCAAAAGATATTGAAGTACTACTTGAGTTAGACCAAGTATTAGACAGAAAACTAAGAAACGCACAGCTACACAGAGCATATACTTTGGAGTGTAGAGCACTTCCAGCTATGGCACAGATGTGGAGAGTTGGGTTACCTTGGAATAAAGAAGAGTTAGAACAATGTCGCATCGACTATGAAGATGACATTAAAGAGTTGGGTAACGAGTTTATCAGAGAACTTGATAATGACTTACCACTTGGAAAGAAGTTACCTAGAAATGAGGACGGCACATTTAATCTACGTGCGAAAGACCAAGGCTCAGTCAGACTAGGTACTAAAAAGTATGCAGGATTTAATATTAAAAGCTCTAAACAATTACTAGAGAAACTTGAGTTAGTTCTAGGTTATACACCAGTTAACAATGACGGTAAGCCCAGTGTTGCTAAAGATGCTTTAAAAAACTGTGCTGCTGATTCACCTACGATTCAAACACTTATTACTTGGAAACGTAGAGAAAAGCGTAGACAAATGATTGAAAGCATACAGGATAAAATGTCAGATGATGGATTTGTTAGAGCATCATATATGCAGTTAGGTGCAGATACAGGCAGAATGTCCAGTATTAAGCCTAATAATCAGCAGATACCAAGAGATTCTGAATTTAGACAATGTGTACAAGCTCCCCAGGGTTGGAAGATAGTCGATGCTGACTTTTCACAGATGGAGTTACGTCTTGCTGCTGCATTAGCTAAGGACAAGAATATGACTGCTGCATTTCAACGTGGCGAAGATTTGCATGACTATACGGCCCAACAAATGGGTTGCGACAGGCAGATAGCTAAATCAGCCAACTTTGGTTTGCTGTATGGTGCCGGTGCTGAAGGTTTACGAAAGTATGCAGGAAGCAGTGGTGTAATCATGTCCAGTGATGAAGCTATAAGTATTCGTGATAACTGGCTCACTACATATAGCGGTATCAGAGATTGGCAGATGGAAATGAATTATCTGTCACGTTCCACAGATGGAGATGAATGGCCTGAGACTAGAGTTCCAGTATCTAATATGCGTAGATTCTTAAAAGGTGATCTTAATAGAACCACAGTCAGATGCAACACTCCTATTCAAGGTGCCGGTGCTGCGATACTGAAGTGTGCATTGGGTAACTTATGGAAAAAAGTCAAAGAAGTTGGCGAAGATAAAGTAAGGATTGCAGCAGCCGTTCACGATGAATTAATACTTCTTGTTAAGGAAGATTTAGCAGATGAGTGGGCTCAAATTCTTAAAACTACAATGGAAAGAGCGGAGGCCAAATGGTTAGGTGACGTACCAGCATTAGCCGAAGTGTCTATTGGTGATAAGTGGAGCGAAGTTCATTGACAACACAAGATCGTATAAAAGCAGCTTTGAAACGTATTGAAGAGCTAGAAACTTTGATTAAACTCTGGTCAAAACCTAAATGAATAGACTCCCACTACATAAGTTGGGAGATTTTATAGAAAAAAGAGGTCTAACAGTCTTAGGGCATTGTTATAAATGCAATAAGATTAGTTACCGCACCCAACAAGAAGCCAAGAAAGAAGCATCAGACATGAGAAAACAAGGTAAAAACCATGCTTATGTCTATGCTTGCCCAAGGGGAAACGGTTGGCATCTAACATCTATGAAACCCCAGAGTACTAAAACTCCAAAAACTAGAAAACCATCTAAAAGCGTTTCTACTAAAACTAACAAACGAAGGAGAATGAACAAATGATTGGTATTTGCAGAAATGAAAACGGTTGGTATATCTCCAAGCATAATAAACAGCTTGGAGTAAAATACTACAAGACCCTAATGGAGGTGATGCCTGTTGCCTATGCAGAAGAATATAAGAGTAGACCTAATGAAGGATCTGTACAAAGAGATCCCAAAGGCAACTACCAAGGATCTGGGTAGTATCATTGAATTTCTTAAAAGAGCTAGAGAAGTTCGCACAGGAAAAACCCAAAAAAGGAGAGAAGCCAGAAAAAAGTATGTGGAAAAGCAACTTGATAAAGCCGATTTACCTTTTTGGTGGTAGAGTAGTACAAGAACAACCTTGTAAATGGCTCTCAAACACGGAAACAAAAGTTATTATCAAGTCCTTATAGACCCTAACAGAGCAGAACTTATAGAAAAAGTAGCCGATAAAGAGGGTATGCGAGGTACTGCATGGGTAAGAAAAGTAACTTATGAAGCCTTAGAACGTGAATATCCTAGCTCTGAATACAAAATTGCTGAAGCCAAAGATGAGTTGATGTGGAGAGAATCTGTACGAAGACGAGTTGACGGAAGAAAGCAGAAAAACTAAACAACTTAAAAAAAAAAAAATGAAAAGAATTACTTGGGTCGAGTGCCCAGGCTGTAAAATGTACAGCGATCAGAAGGTTATCAAGTCTGAACGAAATTCAAAATTTATAACAATTCGTAGAAGGCTTTGTTATGAGTGTGGACATAAATGGTTTACGATCCAGTATCCAGAAATGATAGTACCTGACATACAGGCTCGTTATGCATCTCGTGAATGACGCTTACGGTACTGTATTACTTGTCTCAAAAGTTTTAACTTCTCGAACCATAAGCGTAATTTATACAGCCTTTTGTTCTTAATTGGTTTTGTTTGTAGGACAGCAACGTGAGCCTCAAGTTCTACTACACGCATCATTGCGTTAGATAGTACAACTTCACTCTTGGCATGATTTTTCATCATGTCAATACAGAAGGCTTTTAATCTATCTGTGTCATTGCAAGCCATAACTTCTCTGCATCTAACCTCTACAGCCAACTCTGTTTCAGGTGGCAGCTTCATGAATATCATCTTCATAAACCCGTTATCTTTCATATCATTGCAATGTAGTGGTAGAACCTGGATACATTCGGGCTTCTATAAAACTTACTGCCTGGTCATCTAACGTATTATCTGTTTGTTTAGATATTGCTTTTAACAAATCAATAATCAGCCTCTTCATGGCTTTTGATTTTATAAATAAAAGAAGAATAGGTTTCAGGACTTTTATCATCGTTTTTATGTGTTACTTCCCAAACATAGCTAAGTTGCTAGTATTAGACAAGAATCTTAACTTTCATGGTTGAAGAGAAAAAGAAAAATCCTTTCCAAAAACTTAAGGAGGGGCTAGATGATAAAGAGGAACAACTTGCAATTATAAGCTTGTTTGTTCGATTAGGCGTTGTTGTCTGGAGTGGTTTCATCGTTACTCTCAACTATATTTCAATTCCAGGGTATAGTTCAGAACCCAAGGACATTACCTTTCCTGCTTCGTTACTGACGGGAGCACTTGCTACGTTTGGTTTAGAAGGATCTAAGAAAAGTAGTAAGAAAGACGACAAGGTTGCTATGGAAGATGGTATGGTTCAGACTATAAGAGTGATTACACCGCTTCGTATTGAGGGAGCAGAAGTTATTGACCCAAAACCTAAGAAATGAAAAAGTTACTTCCGTTTTTATTTGTACTATCTGCACCAGTTTATGCTGATATAAAGCAGGAATTTGTGACATCTGCTCAGATTACTGTAGATATGCCCTTCGTGACTACTCAAAAAGTTGGTACGACTTACTCGTTAAGCGGAAATAATATCACCCCATCTGTAACTGTAGGAGATACTACAACATCAGGAAAGATTGGTGGGATCAATGTTGGCTCGTTAACTAATGGCGTTCCAGCTATGATTCAAACTGACACCACAGTAACCACTAGCGGTTCAGCCTTTTCCAAAACGGAATCGGTAATTATGGGTGATGCTACACCATCTGCTGTAACTCCTTCCAGTGGTATAGCAGCATTACCAGTATTAGGTGGAACGACAACTGTGGCTTCAGGTGGTACAGCAGGAAACCTTGCACTGACTTCGTTAAGTTCTGGAGTTCATACCTGTACCGCAGGTGGCTCAGGTACAAGCTGCATAGGATCTACTAAAGTTACTATCACAATAGACTAGATGATTCTTCCCATAGTATCTGCTCTATTAGCAATTCTAATTTATGGCACTTGTTCTTTTGCGTTATATAAGGTTCTCATTGATAGGAGTAATACTTATATGGATAGACTTCGCAGAAGCCGTGCCAGTTGTACCTCAATTTCGGACAGGAAGTTCCACAACATCTAGCACATCAGAACAAATAATAAATGAAACAATTACCAGCCATCAATACCGCACAGGATACTCATACTCAGCATCGGGACATAATATCGAATCTGAAACAGGATATATCAACCCTACTCCTACGACTACGAATGAACAAACAGTCGGGGGAGTGAATTTTAATTGGACTTCACCAAACTTAGAAGCTATACCTCGCTGGTCAATAACAAACGATGGAGCAGCTTTCTCAATCCAAGAAACACTAATTACTCCAGGGCTGGATACGACAACCACCATAACCCGTCAAATAAATACAAGCACAACCACAGAAACTACAACTACATTTGGGCAGTAGCTTTACTTCTTTGTCCTGTTAAAACTCTTGCAAACACTACCGTTGCGTCACCTCAAAGCAATGCACAAGGAGTAATTAATAATAATGCCACCATGATAACCCCGTCAGCCATGCCATCTTACAGAATGAGTCAGGGCATAGTTTGTGCTTCTCCCAGTCTTACTATCACTCCATATTTAACTGATAGTTGGTCTTTTGCACTACCTAAAGAATCAATCACTAGAACACCAATATATGATGAAGATACAGGAGAAGTTAAATACTATTCAGAAATACCAAGATTTGAAAAAGATAATTTTAACTTAAATTATGGAATCTCTGCTCAATTAAACATTCCATTAGGAAAATCACCTGCACTTTGTCATAAGGCAACTGAGATAAATATAAAAAATCAAGAGTTGTTATATAAAAAACTAGCTATGGAAATCAGTCTGTATCGTTTAGAAGTATGTGCTGCTCAAGCGAAACTAGGAGCCACTTTCAAACCTAATACTCCCAGTGCTGTTACCTGTGAAGATATTGTTGTTAATATTCCGCCGAACCAAGTTATCCCACATACTCACAAATTTAAATAGACAAGCTACGGGTATCCACTTGTCTAAAAAAGCAACTGCCGAGAAAGTAACCCCTTACAGTATTACTCAACCTCTTTTCATCTGGGTACCAAACCAGAGACAGGTGCTAGATAAGCAACTGGCGACTAAGTGTTTTAAACCTAACGTCTTCTCATTATGGAGCGACCCATAAGACAGATGCTTAAAACCCCCCTTGTTCAATGAAGATACAACTAAGAGGTCTGGGGGAGATCAACCTAGTGAAGTAACCCAACGTATGAACTACTTTTATTCTACATCTTTTTTCTTCTTTGTAAGCTTTTTTATAATATTTTTTACTAAGGGTTTGACAACATTAAGCAGTAATGGAGTAGTGGCAGCGACAGCAGCAATAGCAGCAGTACTAATAAGCTGTGGAGGACTAGGTATGTATTGCTCAATAAATTTAACGTCTTCATAGAGAGTTATACATTTACTACCATCTTCGCTTCTTTCGTGTCCTATAACACGTTCCAATCGTTTATCGTTACGAAAATCTCCTACTCTTTGGTCACTTTTACCAGGGCAGGGAGGAAAATCTGGTGGGGGGTCTGGAGGTAACTCAGGAATTTTTGGCTGCTCTGTTTCAGGTAAGGGCGGTGGTTCATTATCAACAGGTGCTTTTTCTGTAATGACAAGATTCTCAGGTGTATAGTCAAGAGGTACAAAACTAGGAAACGGAAAATCACACGTTGTAAATACACCATTTGGATCTTCCAATAATAAATTACGATTACCAGTATTTTTTATATCACGATGTTGATAAGTACAACCAGGAACATCTATATCTGGTGGCTTTGTAATAGTTAAATAATGTGTACTATAGATTTCTGGAACGTCTGGAATGTATATCTCAGGAATACTTATATCAGGTATATCAATCGTAGGCATCTCTTGGTAAATACACTTCCACAAAAGAATGGCAACTAGGACAGGAAAGATTAGTTACCATACTAAACTCTCCAGATTTCAAGGGATAATCTTCTCCGTCCATATCGTGATCTCCACCCCATATAAGTTCTGTTTTACAATGCCAGCAATTCATTTAATTATCGGCATAGATGGGCCAGTAACTTTTGGTAAGCCTTGATCTAACATTTTCGGCATCATTCCAGAAACATTCCCAAGGATTTCATTCATAACCTTAGACTTAAAATTTTCTGAAGTTACATATTTATAACCTATATATCCTGTAGCAGTCATGGAGGCTACCATTACAAATGAGATGATACTCAAAACATTTGCTATTTTTTGAAACATGAAAATACTATTAATGCCTACAACAATTATAACTCTGACAATAATTCTTGCATTAGCACCACTTTATGTAACTTTAGGTGTAATGCTTAGAACGCAACGCCCGTAGCTTGTACTGGTGTATTAATAAGATCAATTTCTGCTTTTAATCCAGCTTCAAGAGCAGTAACAGCGTCCGTTCCAAGGGCATCTTTAACCCAAGTAATCATGGTTGCACTGTCTGGTGTTTTCTTAGATTCATCGTAAGCAATAAATCCAGAAGGTAATGACTCAGGCTTGACATAGGTTATCTCACCTGTACGTCTTGCCTTTTCTTCTGTGCCGTCCATTCCTTTTACTCGATAGACAACATTAGTGAAGTAACCATCAGCAACATCTCTTTTACAAGCAGTGCCGTTGATTTCCCATGTGTAAGTAATAGCCATGATAACTTTGGATTAATTTTTACTTTTATTCTACAACTTCTGTTGCAGATTGCTCTACTGCTTCTTCTTCTTTTACAAGATCAAGTAATTCTTCATATTGATCTTTTTTCTTTTTAAACTGTTCAAGAAGTTGTGCATTGGCGTTGTTTAGCTTTTGTGCTTCTTCAACACCTGCGTTGTACTTATTAGCAAGAGCTTCCGCTTCTGCTTTACGTTTTTCGCACCTTTCAGATAACTTTGACATAAGTTTTAAATAATTGAACTAATGATACCTAAGAATAAACTTTTTTACCATCTACAACAGCTTTGTCGATAGCAGTAAAGTCTTCGCCAGTCCAGATAGATGTAATTCCATCTTCTTTTTTATACTCCTTGATAATTTCAATATGCTGTACATTGCGTTTGATCTTATCTTTATATTCATCATCGGTTTCATCTGATGTTTTCGCAGTATTGATAACAGTTACACTATCACCAGCAGCAGAAAAGATTGCAGCAACCTGGTCAGCAGTAAATTCAGCCATTTGATTTGTACTTTATTTGCCTCTATTATTATAAGATCTTAGATAACACGGCAATACGGTTTATGCTGCCTCTAATTCTGCAACTTTAGCTGATAATTCTTTTACCGCTTCAACTAACACACCAATTAAACCACTATATTGTAAAGATTTTTTGCCTTCAAAACCATGCACAAGTTCTGGAAATACTTTTTCTACATCTTGTGCAATTACACCCATAGAAGCTTGAGAGTTTAAATTATACTTATATCCTGTAATTTGTTTTATTTTTTCAAGTGCATTATTTAATGGTTTTATATTAGATTTTAAAGCTATATCAGAAGTTTCAGTTACTGTACCTGTAACAGTTACTCCCGAAGAGGTTGTCTCTAGCTTCTTTGTTCCATCATATGAAATTTCTACATTTCCATTCTGTGTACATTTAATAGCATTTTCTTGACTGCTGGCTGAAACGTTGAGTCTTAAATATATATGACCATTACTACTATCAAGATAATTATTGGTTCCATTATGATATATCTCTAAATCTGAAGAAGTACCTAATCTAATTTTACCGTTGTCGTCAGTATATAAATCACCCGCACCCATATCTATATAAGCATTACTACCTTGAACAATATTTCCAGTTACTTGGATTCCTGTAGAGGTTGTCTCTAGCTTCGTGGAGTTGTCATACTTTAAGTCAACTTTTCCATTATTTACACAAAAAATATAAGTTTCATTATTAGCTTCATTAGATAATCTTGTGGTATTTGATAGCAAACGAAGTTCATCTGTTTCATTTTTAATGTATGACCGAGTAGCGTCATGATAAATTTCTAGATCTGCCCCTGCACCACAAGCTAATTTTACATTGTCAGATAATCTTAGACGATTGCCTAAAACTTCAGCACCGTTCGCATCTGTTTCAAATTTCTTCGAGTTGTCATAATAAATTTCAACGGCTCCGTCATGAAGCATTTTTACCATCTCGTCACCACTTTCTTTATCTTTAAACTGAAAATTGTCAGACTTAAAGATTAAATGTCCTGTAGCATTTTTAATATGACTGTTCACGCCGTCATGATAAATTTGTAAATCATTTCCATGACCAAGTTCAATTTTTTGATTATCTAAGCCAAATAAACTGCCTGTAAATATACAGCCCGAAGCATGAGTCTCAAACTTCTTTGAATTGTCGTAGTAGAGTTCAACGGCACCACCTTCTGATCCTTTAATAATTGCTTCGCCACTACCTGTTACAGACTTAACGAAGAAAACATCTGACCAAATCTCAGTATTTGTATAAGCACCACTTTTTAAGTAATTTTTTGTACCGTCATGATAAATAGCTAAATCTTGACTAGCACCGAGTTGTAACTTTCCTGAGTCGTTTGGTATCTGTACGTTTGCGTCAGAGGTAATACGCATACGCTCGCTTGCGTTAGTTAAAAAGATAATATCTTTATTTTCTCGTTGATCTATATTTGCCGTACCATCACTTCCTACTTTAAACTGAAAACCCTGACCATCATTTGACTGTCCTGTAGCTCCATTAGTTAACATCATGCCAACTGTTGCAGAAGCTGTTTCGTGAATATGAAAATGCCTTCGAGGAGTTTGGGTGCCTATACCTAAGTTTCCAGACGATAAACGCATGCGTTCTGTAGAGTCAGTATCAAAAGCTATACAATGAGTAGTAGGTCTTCTAATACCCTCAGAACTCATTGCAGAGCCAATGTTATTACTAAAGTAAAAACCTCCAGCTTTTACTTCTGCATCTAACGGCCCAACTAAAAGATCACCAGTTACAGTAACGCCAGTTGAAGTTGTCTCTAACTTCTTTGAGTTGTCATAGTAGAGTGTAGTTGCACCATCTCCTTCTGCTCTGAAAGTTAATTCAGTGCCATCACCTTTATATATTCTGAAATCATCTGTATTAACTCTTATAAGGCTACTGTCTGTAATTCTTAATTCACCAGTTGTATTTACGAGATAAGAATTTGAGCCATCATGATAAATTTGTAGATCTGCACTACCTCCAACAAGTAATTTATAATTATCACTACCAACCCATATGTTTTCATCTCCAATAACACCACCTGTATATGTACGAAACTTTTTACTGTTATCAAAATAGAGTTCAACGTTTCCGTTCTCATTAAAGTTTGCAATATTTTCACTATTGTTTGCATCTATTATTTGAGTCTGATTAGATAATATTTTTAAAGACCCTGTTCCCGCATCTTTTAAAAACGAATTTGAACCATCATGATAAATTTGAAGGTCATTACCTGTTCCTAATTTTATACTGTTGTTATCAGGCATATGAAATACGCCATTAGAATAAAATCTAGCAACTAAGGTATCGTAGGTGCTATCTGTTGCGTAGTTACCGCCTCCTGAGATTATTGCAAAACTATCAGACGTATCATTGCCTCTTAAACCAATAACATGATGACCATTATTAGCTCCTTCTACTATTGTTCCAAATGTAGAACCAGATAAAAGACCATAAATATCACTATCAGAACTACTTGACCAAAATCTATGTATTTGCTCTTCATTACCATCTTCAAGTGTAAGTTGACCTCCTGATGCAGTTATATTTCCTGTAATACTCACTCCCGTTGAGGTTGTCTCTAACTTCTTAGAGTGATCGTAGTAGAGCTCTACGTCACCATTAGAATTTGCGATAATGCTATTTTCATCTTGTTTTGGTCTTAGAATAATAGAATTTACATTATTACCTCTTATATAAAAATCACCTGTACCAGTATTATCTAGGTAGCTATTACTTCCATCATGATAAATTTCTAAATCATCACCAGTTCCTAATAAAATTTTCTTGTTGTCGTCTAGATCGACAGAATCTGCAAATAAAGCACCAAATATTTGAACTCCTGAAGAATATGTCCTTAAAATATTACTGTTATCATGTTTTATGATTACTTGTCCGTCTTTAACCATCTGTATAAATTGATGATCTTGACCATCTAGTAAATATAAAGTATCAGTATTATCAGCATATAGACCTCCTCTATTAGTACCATCGCTTGTTTTTAATTTTTGTTGTGCAAAAGTTGAAGAACCTGTAACATCTATTCCAGTTGAAGTTGTTTCTAGACGTTTTACATTGTCATAGTATGCTTCTACGGCTCCGTCTTTAATAGCTCTGACTAACCAATGAGTAGCATTATCTTTAAAACCAATTTCATTAGTACTATTAGCAAATACATAACCATTAAACCCATTATCATTGGCAAATTGTAAAGCAGTATTAGCACCAGAATCAGTTATTTTACAGCCTATCGAAGTTGTCTCGAATTTTTTTACGTTGTCGTAATATAGTTCTACGTTACCATTTCCGTTACATTCAATATTAGTTTCCCATGTAGCACTTGCTCTATTTTGTATTTTGAAAGGCCCATTATCTTCTACAACTAATTTAAATTTATCAGCATTATCTTCATTAGCGTCAGCAGAAAGAGTAATTTGCCCTAGACCACCAGAGGCTCCTTGTACTTGTATTCCATGTGAAGTTGTGAAAAACGTTTTAACGTTGTCGTAATATAATTCAACGGCTCCATTAGATATAAATTTTGCAGATGTTTCAGTTGTATTTGTAAGTATTTCAACATTTCCACCTGTTGTTTGAATATTTAGATTACCTGTACCTTCTTCTCTAATAACAGAGTTGCTTTGGTTGTGATATATATGAAGATCCTCCCCTGTTCCTACTTTAAGTCTTACATCATCTGGTAGAGTTATATGACTTGTAGCAGTTATACCACCTGTAACTGACACGCCCGTTGAGGTTGTGGTTAGCTTTACAGCGTTGTCATAAAAAAGTTCTACGACACCTGAATTACCTTGTAAATATCTACTATTATTTTCTTTACTCAGTAATAAGTGATCACTACGAACTCTTAAAATATTAGTAGCATTATTAATGATTGAATTTGACCCATCATGATAAATTTGTAGGTCATTACCTGTACCAGATATAAATTTTATGCCATCTTCATTTTTATAATTACCATCTGACGTTATTTTAGCTCTTGCTGCACCTGAAGAATGTAGAAATTCAAATGTACCTGTAGATTTATTACCAGTTGAAGTTGTCTCTAAACGCTTTACGTTGTCGAAATATAGTTCTACACCACCATTAGCAATGGCTTGAACCATATTTTCATAGTTAGAACCGCCATCACCTGTAGCATTTGATAATTGAACTTTATTAGGACTTGATAATGATAAATTTCCTGTTTCTGTGTGAAGTTT